AGTGTCAACAAGGCGGCTTATTTCTGCCTTTATTCTGTCAAGCTGCTTTTCGTATGCTTTTATACGGTCAATCCCACAATCTTTTTTGTACTGGGCGACAAGTTCAGATGCAATATATTCTATACGTTCCGGGGTTAAAACGTATTCTACAGTTTGCTCAACAACGTACCACTCTATAAAATCTTTCTTTTCGTTTTTCTTTTTACAATCACGCTCTTTTTTGCGCCGCCTGCAAGCATAGTAGCGGTATGTGCTACCATTCCTGCCGCGTCCACTGTCGCCAAACATATTAAAGCCACAATAGCCACAATAAAGTTTTCCTTGTAAAAGATACTCTATAACAGCTTTTGAGGCAGCAGGCGCGTGTTTTCTCTTGCTTAATTGTTCCTGTACTTTTAAAAATGTTTTTTCGTCTATGAGGGCTTCGCAGCCTCCGGCTACGTCTTGCCCGCCATGTGTATAAACACCGATATACTTTTTATTTTTTAGAATAGTCTGCAAGGTTGAATGTGAAAGGGGCTTACCGTGGCGGTTAAGTATACCACGTGTGGCAAGCTCATTTATAATATCCTGCTTTGACGTACCTTTTGCGTATTGCTCAAAAATATAGCGAACAATAGGAGCGGTACGCTCATCTGCAACAAGTTTTCTATTTTCCAGTTTATAGCCGATAGGGGTTAAGCCGCCTAAAAATGTACCTTTTAGCCTGCTTTCACGTTGACCGCGTAGCACCTTTTTAGAAAGGTCAAGGCTATATTGTTCGGCACTGGCTTCTAGCAGAGCTTCAAGAATTATACTAACGTCGCCCTCTCCTACATTTTCCATAGCAGACAGAACCCTAACGCCGCACTGTTTCAGTTTATGTTTATATATAGCGCTGTCGTATCTGTCACGTGAAAAACGGTCAAATTTCCAGACAATGACACGCTGAAATTCTTGTTTTCGTGCATCGGCAATCATGCGCTGAAAGTCTGGGCGTTCATCAGTGCGCCCAGTTATGGCACGGTCAATATATTCGCCTACAACTTGCAAGCCCTCACGCTCTGCAAATGCGTAACAGTCCCGGAGCTGTCCCTCTATACTTTGCTCTGTTTGATTGTGGGAAGAATAACGGGCGTATATTACGGCGTTTAATGCCTGCTGCATCATTTTTCATCACTTCCTTGCTCTTTACTCATGCCCTCTAACGGAGTGCTGTTAAATGCTGGCTCGTCTTTACCCATTAAATAATCTAAGGACAGCCCAGAGCCTAAAGAAAGGTCAACAAGAGCAGAAAAACTGATTGTAACAGGCTTTCCCGTGTTTGTATCAACGCCATTTTCAATGGCTTCTAACTGGGGCGGGCTTATATTGCATTTTTTAGCAAATTCGCGCATAGACATATCGCCACGCGCAGCGCGTAAGCGTTTACCTAAAATATTATTATCAATCGTAACCATTTCTACAGGCTCTTCTTTTTCTTCCTTGCCAAGTAGAGCATTGGGAGTAGTGCCGAGAACGTCACAAAGCAAACGGATTGTTTGCGGCGACGGCTGCGAGCGGTCAAGCTCCCACATACGGACAGTGCTACCGCTTTTATTAAGTAGCTCGCCTAGTTCGGCTTGTGTCAACCCTTTTTCGGTACGAAGCATTTTTATTTTTTTTCCTAGAGAAGCTGCCATAGTGCGTACCTCCTTATAGTTATATCAATTATATTATACGCAATATAGTTGCTAATTACAAGAGAAACCGCAATTATATTAAAAAACATCTTGACAGCAAGAATATTGCTATGGTATATTAAACACAGATAGCAATAATATTGCGGAAAGGAGAAAAAAAGAATGTGTGAATTAAAAGAATTTAGGACACAAAAGGGATTAAGTCAGGAAAAAATGGCTAGCGAATTGGGGGTATCTCTGTCAATGTATGCGAAAGTAGAACAGGGAACGGCAAAAGCTGGTAGAAATTTCATGGAAAAGATAAAACGGAAATACCCAGAAGCAAGCATAGACCATATTTTTTTTACTATGAATAGCAATAATATTGCTATTAAGTAATGGAGGAATACATAATGCAGAGATTTTTAGCAGAGGGCGAAGCCTTACAG